CATGAGGGCGTCAGAACACGCCCTTACAGGTGTCCTGCTTTATTGTGGACGATTGCGGTAGGTCATGTCATAGACCCTAACCACGCCAAGGTGCCGTTTGAGGAGCGACGAAATTTACAGATACCCGCAGGCTGGGATCGCACCCTCACGATGGACGAGGTGGATCGGATTCTTTCTCAAGACCTTGGTCGGTTTGAGCGTGGTGTGGTTCGACTTTGCCCTGCTGCTGTTGGTCGTCAGGGAGTCTTCGATTCTCTCGTCAGTTTTGCCTTCAACGTGGGTCTTGGCAATCTCCAGCGTTCTTCCCTTCGGATGAAGACCAACCGGGGTGATTTTGAAGAAGCGGCAGAAGAATTCATGAAGTGGACGAAGGCGGCTGGAAAAGTCCTTCCGGGATTGGTTAAACGTAGGCAAGATGAGCGTGCGTTGTATTTGTCTGGAGTGTCGTGATGCCATTACAGAAGTTACAACTTCGCCCCGGCGTTAATAGAGAAACGACCGATTATGCCGATGAAGGCGGGTTCTTCATTTCTGAAAAGGTCCGCTTCCGTGGTGGGTTCCCCCAGAAGATCGGCGGATGGCAGAACATCACATCGAATGGCAACACCTTCGATGGGGTGTGCCGGTACATGTGGAACTACGTCACCCTGCTTTCGCAGAACCTGCTGGCGCTTGCCACTAACCAGAAACTCTATGTCGAACTAGGTGGCACCTATCACGACATCACTCCAATTAGAGAGACTGTCACCCTTGGCGCAGACCCGATTGCCACTACCAATGGTAGCCGTCTAGTTACCATCACCGAAACAGCGCACGGAATTACTGTCGGAACTTACATCAGCATTTCAGGTGCCACTGCGGTAGGTGGTATCACACTCTCTGGCGAATACGAGATCGTGGGTGTTCCGTCAGACGATACATACACCATCATTGCCGCATCAGCAGCCAATGCGACGGCAACAGGTGGTGGCGCTGCGGTTGTAGTGACGTACTACATCAATGCCGGTCCTGCGGTAGCCACCTCGGCCATTGGCTGGGGCAGCGGCCCATGGGGATTTGGTGGATGGGGTTCCAGCACTCCGATTGGTTTGCCGATGCGGCTCTGGTCCATCGTCAACTATGGTGATGATCTGATCTTTGCGGAACGAGATGGTGGTATTTACTACTGGACTGACGACACGTCTTCATGGTCTCGCGCAGTCACGCTCAAAGCGAAGATCAACTCAGTTCCGAAGGTTGCCACGACAGCCACCTTTGCTTCAGGTGTAACGACCATTGTGGTTGCGGATGCAACAGGCATTAACACCGGCTCTGTCATCGCCGGTAGCGGTATTCCGACAGGAGCCTATGTCACCACCGCATGGACTGGGACAACGTCCCTGACGCTCTCTGCGGCAACCACAGGGTCTGGAACGGTATCGGTGACGGCATCGTATTCGGGTCTTCAGGCACCTGATGAAACCTTGGTCATCAACTCATCCCCTGTTCGGGACTTCTTCATTTGCTTTGGATCGAAGCCTTACAACCCATTGGATTTTGGTACGACATTCGACCCGCTTCTGATTCGCTGGTCTGACCAAGAGAATCCCTATGAATGGGTTCCGGAACTCACCAATCAGGCAGGCGAACAGCGGATTACCAACGGCTCCATGATCATGACGGCAGTTTCAACCCGTCAGGAGATCGTGGTTCTGACGGACACAGCCATCTACTCCATGCAGTACATTGGCCCGCCGTTTGTGTGGGGCATCAACCTTCTTGACCAAGACATCTCTGTCGCATCCCAGAACTCTGTCATCGCGGTCAATAACTCGGTCTATTGGATGGGAACCGACAAGTTCTTCGTCTACAACGGACGTGTTGACACACTCCCCTGTAGCCTGCGCCAGCATGTCTTTTCAGGTTTAAACAAGTCTCAGATCTCGCAGGTGATGTGTGGGATCAATGAGGCGTATAGCGAAATCTGGTGGTTCTACCCCGGAACAGACAGTCAGGTAAACAATCTTTATGTGGCCCTGAACTACCAAGATGGCACTTGGCACTACGGAAGTTTAAACAGAACGGCATTCGTTCAGCAGACTCTCCGCGACTACCCGATGCTGGCAATCAGCATCCAAGAGTCTTATTTGTCCACAGCCATCAACTCGACCGATACATCGATCACGCTACTCAATGCATCGTCATTCCCAAACACCGGGACGGTTGTCATTGATAGTGAAGAGATCACCTACACTGGAGTTAGCGGTAATGCTCTGACCGGCTGCGTGAGAGGCGCGAATACCACCACTGCGGCCTCGCATACGGCATATTCGTCTGTGACCATGAATGCCCCCAATCAGGTAGCGTTCCATGAAGTCGGCTGGGACGATGTCTCGACGGGCGTGGCGCAGCCAATTACGGCGTTCATCCAGACTGCGGACTTCGATATTGGGGATGGAGACCAGTTTAGTTTTGTCTCCAGAATCATCCCTGACGTGAAGTTCTTGGGTTCCAGCACCAACACCCCTGCGGTCACGCTCAGTCTTTACCCGCATAACTACCCCGGCGCTTTGTACGGAACTGCGGACGTAGATACTGTGCAGGCAACATCTGTTGTTCCTGTACAACAATACACCGAGCAGGTCTATACCCGCATCAGGGGTAGGCAGTTAGCCCTCCGTGTGACCTCATCTGACCTTGGTGTGGCATGGCAGATGGGTGCGATGCGTTTAGACATTAGACCAGATGGAAGACGCTAATGGGAGTCATTTCTAATGTCGCCCCGCCGAACTTGCCGATTGCTCCACAGGAGTATGAAAGGCGCTATCAGGATCAGTTTTCGAACGTCTTGAGGCTGTTCTTTAACTCAGTTGCCAATAAGGTCAACGCACCAATCCCTCATGCTTCGTATTACGACACCACGACCCAGACCAATCCGGTAGCGGATACGGTCAATCTGTTCACTTTCAACAGTGTAGTCAGTGAGTTTCAAGTTCAGAGAGGCATTCCTACTTCCAAGGTCTATGTGGCTGATTCCGGTATCTACAACTTCCAATTTTCTGTCCAGTTAGACAAGACCGGTGGCACTAAAAACGAGATTTACATATGGCCTAGGGTAAACGGGGTAAATGTCCCTGACTCTGCCAGCAAGGTAGTCCTTCAAGGAACCACAGACGAATTTGTCTCTTCGTGGAACTTCTTGTTGCCATTAACAGGGGGTGACTACTTCGAACTGGCTTGGCAATCCCCTGATACTAATGTGGTTGCCCGATCTGAAGCCGCTGCCAGCAACTACCCGGCTATCCCGTCTATCATCCTGACAGTGATTTTCGTCTCAAATTACGAGGCATCAACAACATGACACCTTGTAAGCCTTCAATTTCGTTGATATTTAAACGATGTTCCACCAGAATCATCGGAGCCGTGGCTCCAAGCAACCATAGGAGTTGCCATGTATAACGCCCCATACCAAGGAGTCGCGAACCAACTTGCCGGATACGGCAGATACGGCGACTCGCAACTTGTACACATGAACCCGATTGAGGTTCAGATGCTGTCCCGTCTGTCCCCGACCGGACAGTTGACCCGGAACCCCCAGACCGGCCAGCCAGAGGCGTTCCTGCCCTTTCTGGCCCCCCTACTGGGGTCTTTCCTAGGGTCATCCTTGTTGCCTACGGTAATCCCTGCATTGGCTGGAAAAGCCGCGCTGGCTGGTGCTATAGGCTCTGGCCTTGCCACCACTGCCGTTACAGGCGATCTTGAGCAGGGCATCATGTCCGGCATCACCGGGTTTGGTATCGGGTCTGCCTTGGGTGGACTAGATAAATTGGCTACGCCTGTAACCGAAGTTGCTCAGGCAGGCACTCAGGCGGCTACTGCCGGTGTCCCAGATGTTTTAAGTCAGAACTTTCAGATCACCCCAGAAGGATTTGCTAGTCCCGGCATCCCTGCTGGTACGGATATTCTAAGAGACAGTTTGTCGATTGGCCCAGAAGGTTTCACGGCTGCTGCTGGCGCACCTGCTTCGGCTATGTCGGCATTGACTGGACAGCCTATGGTTTCGTCTATGGCAGGCGGAACTGGAAGCGCGATTCAACCAAATCCTGCTCAACTTACTGCCGCCCAGAGAATGTCCGCTCCGTTCCAGCAGCCCGGTCAGTTCTTCAGCGAACTTGCCAAGCCCGGTTCTTTCCTGCCGGTATATGTTGGCGAGACTGGACGCATGGCTCGTG